GGCCGGATGGTCAAGACCAACATCACGGTCACCTGGGACGGCGTGACGTTCAACGTGCCTGCCGGGACCGTCGTGGACATCCCGGCAGGCAGCTCGCTGGAAACGGCCTACGGGACGTCCAACCTGGTCGCGCTCACCGCGGCGCAGCAATCCGGTGACGCCGACACCGAACCAGTCTTCGCGGAGGGATGAGCACCCGATGGCAGTAACCACGCCCGCAGTCCCGGCCACCACCGTCGCCCAGGCCAACAGCACCGGCCAGAACGTCTCGGTGGCGGTGACTGGTGGCACGGTCACCGGCATCCTGGTGCTGCCGAGCCCGGCCCAGCCGCTGGTTGCGCCCTCAGTCCCGGCGAGCACGGTGCAGACCGCCAACAACACCGGCCAGCCGGTCGCTGTCACAGTGACCGGCGGCACGGTCACCGTCATCTCGGTCAGCGGGGTGGCATCCGGGCTCATCTCCGGCACGGTCATCGTCCCGGCGGGCGGCAACATCGCCATCACCTACTCGGTGGTACCCACCTGGACCTGGCAGCAGGCGGTCACCGGGTTTCACGGCACGTCGATACCGTCACCCAGCTCGGTCCCGCTGCCCCCCTCCGCTTCGGTCACCCTCGTCTACTCGGCTGCGCCCACCTGGGCGTGGACCAACCCGCTGGCCTCCGGCTACACGCCGTATGCACCCAACGAGAACACCGTCCTCGGCAGCCAGCTCACCCAGCTGCCGTACGCGGCACATGCGGAAGGGGGCCTGACCGGCCTGGCGGTGGCGGTCAGCAACTAGATGGCGAGCCCGCTGTATGCAACCATCCCGGACCTGCGCCTGGTGCTGGACAGCACCGACGCGGGCACTGGCACGGCTGCGCAGCTGTCCGACGCCCAGCTGACTCTCGCGCTCGCCGCGGCAAGCACCCGGGTGTCCACCTACACGGGCACCGTCTTTGACAGCTCCACCCCGGCCGCCACCCCGCCGGACCTGCTGCGCGACCTGACCCTGGACCTGGCCGCCTGGTGGGCCACCACCTACTACGCCAAGGCCAAGGAAATGGGCGCCAACCACCCGGTGGTGCTCCGTTACACCGAGGCCGTGAAAGTTCTCAACGACATCCGGTCCGGCAAGATCCGGCCCGACCCGCAGCCTCCCGGCACGGTGGGCATGGAGACCGGGCATGTGATCAATCCGCTGCCCAACATCTTCCTGCCCGAATCCAGTGGCACTGCGTACAACCCGTTCGGCAACGTCATCGAGGCGGACACTACGCCGGACAACTTCAGCAGCCGGTGGCTGACCGATCTCGGGCTGGAGTACCAGGGATGAGCGGCACGTTCACCGGGCGCATGGACCTGCTGCGCGAGCAGACGGGCCGCGGCGAGCTGCTGCGCGGGTCGGTAACTGTTGATCAGGTGTACGCACATGCCCAGCATGAGCACCTGGAATACCACCATCCCCGCGGCGGGTCGGCGCGCTACCTGTCCATCCCGCTGTTCGAGCGGTACAGGCGCTACCTGCGCACCATCGCTGACGGCGTGCTGGATGACGGCGGCAAGCGTGGCATGGCCGATGCGATGGAAGACCTGTCGGACTCACTGATGGTCCATGCGCCCGTGGAGTTCTGGGATCTGCGGCGGTCCGGCCACCCGGTCGTCGAGCTGGGCGGGCGCACCATTTACGACAGGTCGCCTGTTGTCCACCGGCTGACTGACGCCGAGCTGCGGGCCAAGTCGCGGCTGCGCTATCTCGGCCTGCCGGACCGGCTCAAAGGCTGGATCTGGTGGCACATGACCGCCCGTGGCAAGGCTGGCTTGCCGCCACCTCGGCGTGGAGGTGGCGGGTAGATGTACCGGATAGATTTGATGCGTGGACTCGAAGCGCATTGCGCAGGACGACCGGGAGAGTTTCAGTCTCTGGTACGCCTCCCAGATGGAGAAGCAGGGCAGAGCCTGCGCCATTTGCCGTCGCCCGTTCGAGGACACCAAGGCGACCGAGCCAATGGTGGATCACGACGCCCGGCACTGCGGGCCACGCAATCATTGCGCAGTGTGCCGTCGCGGGCTGCTCTGCATGAGATGCAACAACGGCATCGGCTTGTTCGGGGAGAACACCGAATCAATGGCCAGGGCCATCGCCTATCTGGACAGTTCCCCGGTCGATCTCAGCCAGCCTGGCTACACCAGATGCTGGGGCAGGCGGCAGACCTGGGAGTACCGGGCCGATCTCAAAATGGACCTGGACAAGGCCCAGCAGATGCGGGAGCTGCGGGCGGCAGGTCTGTCTCGCAAGCAGCTGGCTGCCCTGTTCGGTGTGTCCGTGGCAACGGTCAAATCCGTGACCTCCGGCAAGAGCTGGCGAGAGCCCGCCTAGCCCACACCGCACCCCCGCCGCGGAGGGGCCGATGATCGGCCGCCGCGTGCAGAGCTTCGCCGGGATAGAGCGGCCCGGCGACTACTTCGGGCCTGTGGTGCATAACGGCATTGAGGTCTGCTGGTTCCTCAAGCCCAACGCCCGCAACGAGAATGCCCCGCCACGGGCACGCAGCATCCAGCACGTCAACTTCCCGCCGCACACCTACCGGGAATGCCCGGACGGGTCGCTGGAGATCCGCAACAGTATCGGGGACACAGCCGGGGGCAGCACGGAATCTGACGGCTGGCATGGCTTTCTCGATGAAGGCCACATCTGGAGGCAGGTGTGACCGCGCAGACGCAGGTGATCATCGACTGGATCAGCGCGCTCGGCTGGGATGACCGGCAGGAGACCGGTTACCCGCTGGTAGCCGGGCCGTACCTGCCCGACCAGCCGGACCGGCTGTGCGTGATCACCGGAGGCGGCGGGCCAGGCTACCTCACCGAGGAACCGGCCACTGACGGCTCGCTGTTCCAGGCCCGGCTGCGCGGGCCGACCGGCGACCAGCTGGGTGTGGAGTCAGCTGCCCAGCTGCTGGATGACCTGATTCTCGGCGCTCATTTCCCGGCGGCCATCGACGGCACCGTGATCAACCTGGTCGCCCGGCAGGGCTCCGGGCCGACCCCGCTGCCCTGGGACCCATCCGATCAGCGGGTGGATTTCACCAGCAACTACCTGATCGTGACAGGAGTCTGACATGGCGCTGCCCAGTGCCCGCGTGACACTGCTGCCGATTCCGTTCAACCTGGCTCCGCTGGCCGGGACGTTCCCGCTGGCGTCCACGCCCGGCTACGACCTGGGCAGCCCCAGCTCGATCACCGCCTGGGGAGCCACCCAGGGCATCCGCATCCCCAACAACGGCCAGGTGATGCTGTTCTGGGCGTCCGGTGCCACCCTGCCCGGCATTACCCAGGTACTGGTCGGCGACCCGGTCGGCAACACCGGGACATTCGCCCCGGCCACCACTGAGCAGCAGTCCCTCGCGGCTAGCAGCTCGGGCTGGCTGGGGCCATGGTCTCCCGCCACGTACAACGTCCAGCAGACCGGCAATACCTGGCCGTCAGCGATCAACACCCAGGTGGCTGTGGCCGCCGATGTGGGCTGCGTGCTGATCGACTTCACCACGATCACCACCCTGGTCGTCCGCGCCTACACCCTGATCCCCGTCGCCCCGTAGGAGACTGCCATGCCTGAAGCCCAGCGGCCGGTGGCCGACGAGCCGGTGCCCGCGCTGTCGCCAGCAGAAGAACGCAAGCTCGGCGAACTGCTGGCCAGGCGCAGCCAGGCAGCTGGCGGCGCAACGGTGCGGCTGAAGGTCGAGCCCCCGCACAGCGAGGTCACGTTCGGGGGCGTGACGGTTGGCGCCGGGTACGCCGATGTCCCTGCGCACCTGGCTGCAGACATCATCCAAGGTTCCGCTGAGGCGGGCGTGAAGATCACCCAGGAGAGCTGACATGGCCGGACCGCCACTGGTCTACACCCCGCCCAACTACACGACCACCAACGTCCTGTACGGCACCGGCATCCTGTTCACCGCTGTGCCGGGCACGGCCTTGCCATCGGACCAGAACCTGGGTGTGGGCACCGCCTGGACCGGGCTCGGCTGGGCGTATGTGGGCGCTACTGAGGCGGGTGTCACGGTGACATTCAACCCGTCCACCCAGAACATCAACATTGAGGAGCAGCCCACCCCGGTGGCGGTGGCCGTCAACACCGCGGATCTGCAGGTCACCTGCTCGCTCTCGGAGGAGACCCTGGCCAACGTCAACCTGTCCTGGGGCAACGGCGGCACCATCGCGGTCACTCCTCCGGGAGCTGGCCAGCCCGGCAAGAGCGTGCTGACGCTGTCCACCAACTTCGCGTCCATGGCCTGCGCGGTGATCGGCAAAAACCAGCTCGGGTTCGCCCGGGTGCTGTCGATCCCCACCGTGATCAGCGCGGGCCAGGTGCAGACCGCCTACCGGCGCGCTGCCCAGCAGCGGCTTTACCCGCTGACCCTGTCGGCAATCTGCCCGTTCAACCAGATCACCTGGTCCGATTTGACGGCAATTGCTACGTCATGAGTCTGTCCATCAGTAGTGTGCTACAGTGCCCCGCATGGGGTGCTCAGTCACCGGATGTACGAAACCATACTACAGCAGGGACTACTGCCGGAAGCACTACGTCCGGTGGCGTCGTCATGGCGATTCTGAGCATGTCGGCAAGCCTGGACCTCCACGGCGTACATGCAACATCCCCGACTGTCCAGGAGGACAGGTCGGGCAGGGCCTGTGTGACAAGCACTACAGACGCCTGCGCAGGTGGGGAGACCCGTTCGAGATCAAGCGCATCATCGGTGACATCGAGGCACGCTGGTGGTCGCACGTTGAGCGTCATCACGTCAGCAGTGCGTGCTGGCCGTGGACAGCTTGCATCGATGACGATGGCTATGGCAGGTTCTGGGATGGCGAGCGTGTCGGCTACGCAGCCCGCTGGGGCTACGAGCGGTTTGTCGGCCCGTTCCCTGGTGGCCGGGTACCTGACCACCTGTGCCATGATCCGGAGACATGCGTTTCCGGCAGCGCATGCCCTCACAGAGCGTGCGTCAACTACCGCCACCTGCAACCAGTCACCAACCGCGAGAACAGCCTGCGCGGAGGGCGGACATTCCTGTCCGACCAGGAAATCGCCATCCTGTACGCCTTGTGGAAGGCTGGCAGGAATCCGGTTGATGAGCTGGCGGCCACGGCCGGGGTCAACAAGACGACTCTCTACCGCCGGTTCCACCGTCTCGAAAACACATAGCCAGCTGTCTCCCAGCTGGCTGCTGACCAGCTAGGAGGCTGCAACTTTCATGCCCAAATTCGATGCCGGTGCCCTGGTCGAAGCCCTGGACTGGGATTTCACGAAAGCCGGGGTAAAGGCAAAAGGCGTCACCCCGGAGCCATCAGACCAGCTGATCGGCGATTTCCTGGACGGGATCAAGAAGCTCTACGCCGAGGCCCGTCATCTGATAGCTGCCGACCTGCCGGATAACGCGACTGCTGAGCAGATGCTGGACGCCATGTCCGATGTGTCTGGCGCTGACTTCGTGGACATGATGGCCAGGACCGCTGGACTGTTCGCCGACCTGTGCTCAGGCAGCCCGAGCCAGGAAAACCTGCTGGACCTGCCCCTGCGGGTGCGCGTCGGGTTCTACAGCTATATGCAGAGCGAGGTGGTCAACCCGGAAGCCAGGACTGGCGCTGGGAACAGGCAGGTAGTTCGCCTGCCGTCCGCAGCCGCCGGGTAATCCTCTACCTCGTTCGCCGGTATTTCCAGCTCAGCCCGGGTGAATGGGACGGCTTCGGATGGGACGTTCAGCGAGCCTACCTGGAAGGGCTGGAAGCAGACGAAATCCTCATCCGCAACGAGGGCGGGGATGGCGGCCTGCCACCGGGATTCGAGCCCACGGTGCGCACTGGTGTGGACGCCGGGACCGGCGTGATCAACCTGGGTGACATGCGCAAGCAGCTGGAAACGGAACGGGCGCGCAAGCAGGGAGGTGGCTGATGTCGTTCGATGCCGGGTCGATCATCGCCCACCTTGACCTGGAGCCCGGCGATTTTGACCGCAAGCTGCGTGAGCGGCAGGCTGCCGCTGACAGGTTCGAGCGCGACCCGATCCAGGTCCGGCTCACCCAGGTCGGCGACCAGCAGAGCATGTCCCGCGCCCGCAAGATGTTCGCGGACCTGGACAGCCAGATCAGCCGGGACGCGGTCAACCGGATGCGGTCATCGCCGACTGGCTCGGTGCTGGGCAGCCTCATGGCGCTCACCAGCCCGCGGCAGATCGCCGGGCTGCCCACCGGTCGGCAGGCTGCCCGCCAGGGCATCCTCGGCGCCGTCCAGCAGGCACCTGGCACTGTCACGGTCAGCCAGCCGCGGGATGCGGCCGGGCGGTTCATCTCAGCTGCTACAGGCGGGGGAGGCGGGGGCGGCTGGCTGAGCCATCTGCGGGTCAGTCTCGGCGGCGGCGGCG